AAAACATTTGAATACGTAAGCGGGACAGGTATTGTAGTATTATATAAACGTTAGTGTTATGTTGATAGGCACAGGAACACGCATTGCAGAAGTTGCGGCACGTCAGCGGCGTGGCATTTCGTTGCAAAAGATATACTCAAAGTACAACTGGCGGAATATGTGGTCGGGGGAAAATGGAACAGACGACGGCACCACATTAACGGCTATTGATTACACAGGCAACGACCATTTATCCAACCCCGCATTAACGAATAAACCGACTTTAACTTACTTGAACGGTAAGGGGGCAGTGCAATACGACGGGGTGGACGACTATTTGATTAAAAGTGTTACGAATTGGCGAAAAACCGATACAGAGGGTCAAGTAATAGCGGTTATCAGAACACCAAGCAGTTGGACTGGACTTGCGGAAACGGTTTTTGCAACTAATAGTTCTTCAAGAGATGATGTTAAGGCGGCTTTTTATCTCAAAAGTGGAGAGTTACAATTCGTTGTCCAAGATGTGCCATCGGCAGGGTTTAACAATCATTTTTCTTTCGGAACGGTAGCCACAGATACTAACTATATAGTAACGATAAAAAGTAACGGAACGAGCTACGAATTTACGTTAAATGGTGTTGTTCAAACCATAACTGTAATTGCGGGTGCTAACGACGGTAAGTGGTTAAGCTCTATTATTAGCAACACCAATCAAATTGCAGCAGGTGCATTGATACAACCAACAGCACGTTACGGAGCGGTAACGGTAGGATTTACAGGCTATGCGCCAAGCGCCGAGCCAACTCTTGATATTGTAAACGACTTAAATAGTTATTATCAAGTATTTTAATTATGAAAGCGTTACGATACATACAGCAGGAATGGTTAGCATTTGTTGCGGCGGTTTTATTGCCAGTTGCGCCGAGTTTATTTTTGATTGGGTTACTAATAATTGCCGATACGTTTACGGGCATTTGGGCGGCGAAAAAGCGTAGCGAAAATATACTATCATTTAGAATGTTTAACGGCATTATTCCGAAAGTTATCTTATATCCATTAGGTATAATATTGGCGAGCGGCTTTGAGCATTTATACCCAGAAATTCCGGCGATTAAAGTAACGGCGTTTTTGTTTATATCTATTGAAGTCAAATCGTTGAGTGAAAATTTCTCTACGATATTAGGAATGCCGTTTGTTAAGTGGATAAAATTGCTTATCTTTAAAGGCAAGAAAAATTTTACAAATGAGTTATTTAACAACGATAAAACACCCTAATTTAAAAGGCAAAAGATTAGTTGTTCATAAAGATATTAAAAACAAAATCAATGAGTTGCTACATTTGGCAATGTATTACGATTTAGATATATACATTACAAGTAGTTTTAGGAAAACGTTAGACGAATTACACGGTGCGATTGTAACGCCTGCGAAAATGAGCAACCATTACGTAGGTTATGCCTTTGATTGTAATATCATTGATGAGAGCGGCAAGTGGTGGAATAGCAAAGAATTGCGACAACCAAAAGGTATCGTTAAGAAATTTATTGACGATGTTAAAGAGTTAGGTTTCCGATGGGGCGGAGATTTTAGTAAACCCGACCCCGTGCATTTTGATATACCGCTAAACCACGATAACCCAGACCTATATGAAAAATACTTCTACGAGTTGCAAAATACCGGATTACTATAAGGGTAGATACTTCGGCATTGAGGCAAAGAAAATCGTTATTGATTACGAATTAACCCACTTTAAAGCAAGTGCAGTCGAGTATATTCTGCGTGCCGGAAAGAAAAAAGAAAACGGAATGGCGGATATTGATAAAGAGATTGAGGACATAACCAAAGCAATACACCACTTGCAATTCGAGTTAGAACGTTTAAATATAGTGAAAGATGAGCAAGTATGATGTATATGAGCAATGGATAATTGATAAAATGATTGATGAGATATTTTATTGTTCGGTAAATGTGGAGGAGTGGACTAAATTACAAGACGAAAAAAGTAATAACAATAATATATTTTTAAATTGAACACAACACAGCAATACAACCCCGAATTTGACTTAATTAAATTGATAGTATCAATTATTGCATTGACTTTTTTTGTAATAATGTTACCAAGCTGTTCAGCAAAATGGCACATTAAACGGGCAATTAAGAAAGACCCCACCATTCTACGAGCCGATACGGTTACGGTAAGAGATACCGTTTATTTACCCGAAATAAAGCACGATACGGCGTTTTTAATGCAAAATGATGTAGATACGTTTGTAATTGAAAAAGAACGTTTAAACGTGCGTATAATACGTCAATTAGATACTTTAAAAGTTAGTGCCGAATGTGCGGCGGATACGGTTGTAAGGGTTGTTAAAATGCCTTACAAGCAGGTTGTATATAAGCGGACATTTTGGGATATGATTAAACCCTACGTCATTGCATTTTTAATTTTGTTAGCGTTATCCCTTGTATATAAGATAGTTAAATAAGAAAACCGCCCCGATTTCTCGTAGGCGGCTATCAACTATGGAAAAAAAGAGTTATGCTAACGCAAATATACTAAAATAATTTATATCTTTTTACAAAAACAATCTGTTTCATAATCTAAAAAATCATCAAATAAACTACCTTGTTGTTTATTCAATTCAAAAACATCTTTCACGCTTTTAAATGGTTGCTTTGCCATTTCAATTAGTTCTTGTATGCTTATATTACTCCTTAAATCAAAGCGGGGGATTTTTTCTGTGCCGAACCTACTTTCCATTTCAAGCCACCAATCAGCAATACTGGGGTTTTCTTTTATTATAGTTAGTTTTTTCCGAATTGATTTTTTAAAGCATAAATCACAATTACCCTCATAATCTTTCAATTCTAAATCAAACGGCTGTTTTCTCCACCAATTACGAACAAACTTTGCATCTACCTTTATATCGTTAATTAGTGGGTAAATTATCTTATCTCGCTCGGCACTCATACTTACACGGTGTCGCTCATCATAACGAATACCCATTGCAGTAAACACTTCATCATAACCCAATGTTTGAACATATTTTTTTATAGGCGATTGCTTTAATTCTCTTGTGCAATTACTTGCAAATGTGTTAGGCATGGGATATTTTTCAAGCATTGATTTGAACGGCTGGCCATTTCTTGCCGCCGTTTCATAGCTTACAACCTTAAATGAAGTTCCAACGCCTTTTTCTTTGTTTATATCTGCCTCCAACCATACAATATTTAACCCGAAGTGTTTGTCGCAACGGTCAATAAATTGTAACGTTTCCTCACGTTCCTTGCCTGTGTTCGCAAATATAAATACTTTATCAAAATCTTTATATTTCGGGTAGTTTTTTAAAAAAATACCCATAAACGCAGACGTTCTGCCTCCGCTAAATGTGCATACTAATAATTTATTTTTCATAATATAACTTTTTTAAAAATTCTTAATTAACTTACCTTTAACAATCCACCCCTCAAAACCGTCAAATTCCATAGCGTCTTTTTGTAATTCAAACAATTCCTTTTTAGAAATTATTTTAAGTTCGTCATCTGAAAATTCAACGACTACATCGGCATTATCATATAATTCAATTACAGTATCTAACGCCTCTGTGATTTCTTTTGGGCGTGGGCATTCATTTATAGGTGGCACTTCTCTGTCTGTTCGCCAATCATTGTATTGTTTTAAAATTTGAAATGCTTTTTGTAGTTCCATAATATAAAGTTTTTAAAATTTATTTTTTAATGAAAACAAAAAAATATGAGTGATATTTCCTTGCGTGTTTCTGTTTTAATGATTTATTTGCAATAGCACCTTTTGATAATAGAATAAACAAATCTTTTGCGTAAAATCCATATCATTTTATTTTTAGTTGATTTCCAAATAATAACACCATTCGCCGTCGTGGTATTTACGCCAAATTTTGACCTCGTATTTTATATGTTCAATAGTTATAACCTCACGGTGCCGCAATTCCATATCAGGCAACCTATTATCTACCCAAGTGGCAGGATAACGCTCTTGTATATGTTTTCGTAAGTCCTTTCGTAAGGTTGCTAACGTATAATAAAATTTGTTGAGGTCTATTGTTTTCATATATCCTTTAATTGTTTAATCATTTCACTTTCGGTTAGTGGATAGTATTCCCAAAACTTTTCGTAAAAATCGGCGTAGCTCTCCACAATTAAGTATATTCCCCCCGCATTCTCAATCTCCGCTTGCCGTTGCTTTTGCCACTTGCTCTGTCTATCTTTGCCGTTCTTATATCGGCGTTTCAATTCTATCGCAAACATTCGCCCGTTAATTACCGCCGTTATATCCTCTATACCCCTCTGCATTCCGCTACCTCGCCAACTTACTTTTGGTTTATATTGATTACCGCTCCCGATATTCTCAATATGCATTTGCCCCCTGTTCTCTATTATTGCGCCGGTGCATTTCGGCATTAGGCGTAAAAACTTTTCTATGCGTTTCTTTTCCCGCTTTTCGGGCTTTGCATTTTGGAATAGGTTATAAGAATACCCTCGCTCCGGCATAAGTGGATTATTTACTTTATAGTTGCGCCAAATCAATAGGCGTAAAAAGTCTAATGGTTTCATAACTTTAATAAATTAAAAAATTATATAACCGCTCATATTCAGCTTTGCACCGGTCATATATATCGGTATATTCTTTGTTCGTTTCGTATAAAACGTGATGCATCATTAAACTGCTGGCGGCGGACGATATGCTTTTATACCTCATCATCTCGGATATTTCCCTATTTGTTGGGAAAAACAAGGTGTCTTTCAGTATTTTGCTTAACGCATACTTATATAATGCTTTCTGTCTATCGCCATCGTGTATGAGTAACTCGTTGCGACCAATACCCGCAATGCGCTCAACGGCGTTAAAACATACTTCGTATATTTCCTTTCGTTTTAGCATAAATCATTCAATATAAGAGGTAAAAGCGTCTTGTAAGTCATAGTATTGTTGGCTGTAAAACTTATCAGAAAACATCAAGGCGTTGTGCTTTTTTAACGCCGCAATTACAGACGTTC